CTAAGGAGATTACATGTCGTTTGACACATTAAAGGTAGCAGAGCTAAAGAAAATTGCAGAGGACTTTGCAGTTGATACAAATAGCCTAAAGAACAAAAATGATATTATTGCCGCCCTATCAGAAGAAGGCGTAACTTGGGCAGTATATCAACAAACAATCAAGAACATTGAAGATGAAACGGAAGAGATTGAAATACTTCCAAGATTTAATCCAAAGCAGGATTTGGCAGAGGATACAGTTTTAGTTAGAATGACACGAGAAAACTTTAGATATGATATTATGGGTTTCACATTTACCAAGCAGCACCCATTTATAGCAATGCACAAAGAAAAGGCACAAGCAATTTTTGATAAAGAGGAGGGGTTCCGCCCAGCGACACCAAAGGAAGTTCAAGACTTCTACAGCTGAGCTTAACCATTAACAATGGCAGAGATATATTTAAATACTAATTCACCACTGAAGCACAAGATATTTTGGCAGGGGGAAATAGTAGATTCAGATTCAGCGCCTACAGTAAAGCTATATGATATTACTGAAGACGTTATGATATCTCCAGCAATCTCTCCAACAACTCTTTTAACAACAATTACATCTACAAAGCTTGAAACTGACTTTGGCAACTATCAGGTTGTTATTCCATTGTCATACACTCAAAGACAAAGAAAGTTTAAGCTTCTTTGGGAGTATCAGGTTGGCGGAAGTGCAGCAACTGGCACTACATATGCAGATGTTATAACTCCATATACTAATATCTATGAAGCCATAGATGAATTAAATATTGGCGTAGACTCAAGCGATCCAAATTATAAAACATATTATCAAATCCAGCAAGCGGAAAAGTATGCCCGTAAAGTAATTGAAGATTACACAGGGCAAGATTTCTTCTTATATGACGATGTTGAAATTGCATATGGAATGGATTCAGACATATTATCTCTCCCATACAAGATTAATTCTGTACAGAAGCTATATGGGAATGACATTCTTCTAGTAGATAATACAGTGACTCCAATTGTAAATAATTGGCTTTACACTCCACAGGTTAGCGAAAGCGGATTTGGAATTAGAATTGACAGAACAGGATTGATAGACAATACTGTGTATGTTGCAAATGGTATGGTTCCTCCAAGTATTAACGAAACATATAGCGGGCAAGCATTTAACAAACACACAAGATATCGTGTTGTTGGAAGATATGGTTGGTCTGAAGTTCCAGACAATGTTCAAATGGCGGCAAAAGAACTGATGAAGGATTACTTCTCAAAGGACCTTCTATGGAAACAAAAGTATCTTAAGAACATACAAACATTTGACTGGAAGTTTGAGTATACTGGCCAAGCTTATTCTGGTACTGGAAATCAATTTGCAGACCAATTGCTTAACCCTTATATTATTAGTTCCATGGTGCTTATATAAATGAATGGGATCATAGACTCAATTCTGTCTATGAAACTAGATGTCTATAGACAACTAGATACTCAAGATACAGAAACAGGATCCATTGTAAAAGAGTGGAACTATTATAAAACTTTAGACTGCCATGCAAAAGGCGTAGTAAGTAATTCTGCAACAACTAGAAGCAGCGACAAGCAGATATTTGATAATAAATATACTAATGATCAGGTCATACAGGTAAGAACTGCTGAAAGACTAACTCTTAGAGAAAAGGTTACAAATGTTCGTGACTCTGAAAATAACTATATTTGGACCGAACTTAATTTCCCCTCAGACACCCCAACAGTATTTGAAGTAATTGGTACTACTCCTCTTACCGATCCTTTCGGCAGGGTTATGGGGTACAACTCATCAATGAAGAGATCGGAGAACCAGCAAATTGGACTCTAGTACAGCATTGGTTGCCGCAGCAAGCGGATTAGAAAAGTTCTTGGCGGGAACAAAAACAACATCATTAAAGGACTCAACAGTAGCCCAAATATCTGCTACTATCTATTATCAGGCACAAGTCATATCAAAGATTACTTCAAATAAAAATTTCCAGAACAAATTTTCTGCTGTTATATTTAAACAGATCCAAGAAGACTTTGGTGATTATGTTGATGCTAAAGCCCGCACAGCCCCTATATCTTTACACCATGTTTACGAATGGAAAAAGACTGGCAAAAAAGAATCTCGATTATTTGAATTAAAAAAGTTATCACAAGATGGATTGTCATTTAGAATTGGATACGATTTTAAATTGTCTAAGTCGTTGGTTCCAACTAATAAAGGAAAGCATAGACATGTTTTTGCTAACAAGGCTGCCGTGATGGAAGCTGGAATGCCCGTAATAATCTCTCCAAGGTCCGCAGAGCGCTTAGTATTCGAAGTTAATGGTTCTACAGTCTTTATGCCTATAGGTGCCTCAGTTAACGTTAAGAGGCCTGGAGGGGCTAAGGTAAAAAATGCATTTTATATTGCATATAATAGATTCTTTACTGGAGACCTAGTTAATCAATCAATTAAGAAATCGGGATTTCAAAGATTATTTAATAGCTCACTTACCAAAGCAATGAAATTGCCAATGAATATTAAAAGGGTTCAGTATTCATTCTCACCAAATACAGTTAGAAATCAGGCAGACTTTGCATTAAATTCAGCATTTGGAGGAATGGCATAATGGTTAATTATAAATTAGACGCAATGATAGAGTTGCGAAAGTACTTTTGGCAGAAATTAAAGGATGCGGATATATTTACAGCATCAGATTATTATAGTGATAACGTAGGACAAGAGATAGTTCCTATTATTCCCGTCCAGCAATCACCAGAACTAAATCAATTTTTGAGCGGAAAGAAACATATTGTCTATGATAAGATAGGTACATCCTATGAGGATCTATGGGCAATATGCTGCGAGCAGGTTTTATTTACAATATATTCTACGGATATAAATGACATAAATGAGATTAGAAACTTTATGTTTGACCTATTTAGAAGAGTAGACGAGTCTGGAAGAGATGTAAATCACTGGTCTGGAGTTTCAGATAAATTCCAATTCTATAGTATTTTTATAGCAGACATATCTCCAATTGCCCCATCCGAAGAGTTACAGGGCTTTTTATCCGCAGATGTCATCCTTGAGATTAAATATGCTAGGTCCTCAAACTCTAGCGGCAGATTTATATAGGTTGCTTTTTTACCCCAAAAGGCCTATTATTATACCAAGAGGAAAGACAGCCTAGCCAGCTTTGACAATTTTTATTAGATTTTTGAAAAACAGGAGGTAAAGAAAAAATGGCAAGAGATACATACAATTCAGCCAAGAATATTATCGTAGGTGCTTCACCGTTGTTCATCAACCAGACAGCATACGATGGCGATTCAAATCTGGATCCAACAAAAGGTACAGACAAAGTAGTATTCAGCACATCTGAATCATACTCAACTACACTCAATGCGGCAACTACAAAGTGGCGCAACGTTGGATACACAAACAATGGTCTTCAGATTACTTATAACCCAACATACGGTAACGTAACAGTGGATCAGCTTCTCGATACAGCAAAGCTGTTCAAGGAGTCAATGGAAGTTATGCTAGCAACAGAAATGGCAGAAGGAACACTTGAGAACATTCTCGTTGTGTTTGGTCAGCCAGGAGGATCAGCCGCAATTACTGAGTCATCAGGATTTGATGGAGACGAAACTCTAACAACAGCAGAACCAACATCTTCAACACCACAGGTACTCGGTTTGGCAGCAGGAGCATTGCTCCAGGCACCAGTTGAGCGCCAGTTGATTGCAGTTGGGCCAGCTCCAGATTACAATATAACTAGCTTTGGAAAGAATGAGCGTGTATATTATGCACGTCGTGTTCTTTCAGTACAGCAGTCACAGTTCTCTCTAGCACGTAACACACCAACAACATTCCCAGTAACATTCCGTCTTCTCCCATCAGGAGATGCGGCATATGCTGGCCAAGAATACGGTAAGATTATTGACCGTGTTTATGCATAATTAAATTTAATTATTTAATTCAGATACCCCCAAGAAATTGGGGGTTTCTGCTTGTATTAGTAAGCTTGTTTTGTTATAATAAATAAGACAATCCTAGGAGGATAAATTGGCCACAACTATCTACGACGTAGAAGAAATTGAACTACAAAACGGTTCTAAGGTAAAGCTCAAGCCGTTAACAATTAAAGAGCTAAGAAAATTTATGGCGGCTATTCAGAGAACCGCAGAAACAACATCAGAGGATGAGACCCTAAACATCCTTATTGACGCATGTGCGGTTGCGCTTGAAAAACAATTACCAGACTTGGTAAAAGATAGAGATGCATTAGAAGATGCACTAGACGTTCCCACAATCAATCGTATCCTTGAAGTATGCGGTGGGATTAAGATGGACGACCCAAACCTTCTAGCGGCAGCGGTTCTGGCTGGTCAGAACTAGATTTAGCCGCATTAGAGGGTGAAGTTTTTCTTTTAGGACACTGGAAGAATTACGAAGAACTAGAAGATAGCCTTTCAATGCCAGAGTTAATTCAGACTTTAAAGTCTATGCAAAAGACAGAGTCTGATAAAAGAAAGTTCTTAGCATCAATTCAAGGAGTTAATCTTGAAGGTGGTAGCGAAGAAAAAGAGGGTCCATCCTTTGAAGATGTACAAAGACGTGCTATGGGTATAACTGCAAGTGGCAATGACATAGTTTCATTGCAAGGTCAGTTCGCAGCTCAAGCAGGATTTGGAATTGGAGCAGGACTAGGATACGAAAAGGGGTAGCATATATATATGGCTGATGAAAACGTAGTCACGAATATAGTCGCTAATGCTGACTTTTCAGATCTCATTGCAAACGTCAATAAGGTTACTACTAGTCTTGCCCAATTAAAACAAACCCTTACAACAACAGATAAAGCTTTAGCTTTACAAGCAGCAAAGATTCAACAAAATTTCGCAGCTACATTAAGAAGTACGGGGCAATTCTCAACACACTTTGTAAGCCTTTCTTCTGATGTAGATAAGTTTGGAAAGAACTTAGAATCTGGAAAATTAAAGTTAAAAGACTATTATGGCACATGGCAGAATCATTCAAAAACTGCTGGTGGGCTAATTAGAGATTTAGCAAGACAACAGGTTCAATTACAAAATTCTATACTTCAACCACTAGGTAGAAATGCCGAAGGGTTAATGCAGTTTAACGTACAAATCCCCAGAGGCTTAGACCTAACAAAAAATAAAGCTGCTCTTCTTAAGCAAGAAATGCAGATAATGAATAAGGTAATTCAAGACGGCGGAGTTCAATTAATTAACTGGGGTAAAAATACTCAGTGGGCAGGACGCCAGCTTACTGTTGGACTTACAGTTCCAATCGCAGCATTTGGAAAGGCCGCAGCAGATGCATTTAGAACTGCAGATGAGCAGCTAGTTAGACTTACTAAGGTTTACGGTGGAGTTGCACAAACCTCAGCTGCAGAGCTAGGAAAAATAAGAAAAGAAGTTGCAGCAACTGCAAAGGAATTAGCTCAGTCTTATGGAGCATCGTATAATGAAACAATTGCATTAGCAGCAGATATTGCAGCAACTGGCAAGCAGGGAGAAGATCTTCTTAACTCAACTAGAGAAACAACAAGACTGTCAGTGCTTGGTGAAGTTGATAGACAAGAAGCAATGAAAGCGACGCTTGCAATTCAAACAGCATTTAATCAAAACACACAAGAGCTTTCAGAGTCAATTAACTTCCTTAACGCAGTTGAAAACCAAACCTCAACCAGCCTTGCTGATTTAGTTGAAGCAATTCCAAAGGCTGGACCAGTTGTAAAGTCCCTAGGCGGAAGCATAGAAGACTTAGCTCTTTATTTAACTGCTATGAAAGAAGGCGGAATTAATGCATCAGAAGGTGCAAATGCAATCAAGTCATCCTTGGCTTCTCTTATTAACCCAACTAAAGTTGCAAGAGAAATGTTTGCAGGATTTGGAATAGACCTTGGCGGAATAGTAACAAACAATGCTGGAAACCTAACAGGAACAATATTAG